GTCAACCTAGCACCGTTCGCATACATAAGGCATGAGAATAGCAGGCGTGGATTACAGTTTGCGCTGCCCTGCCGTGTGCGTCTTTGAAGGCGACAAGAAGTTCTGCATCTCGCAATGCACCATGCACTTCATGTCGGGTACAAAGAAGTACGAGCAGACATTCCCCCACAACATCCACGGAACACTCATGCAGGAACACAAGCATGAATGCCAACGCTATGGTGCTATCTCTGCATGGGCACTAAGCATTGTGAAAGACTGCGACTTTGTATGCATTGAAGACTATGCGTTCGCTGCCAAAGGCAAGGTATTCCATATCGGGGAGAACACAGGCATCTTCAAGTATCGTCTGTGGGAAAGCAAGATCGAATACAAGACTGTGCCCCCAACACAAGTAAAGAAGTTCGGGACAGGTCGAGGCAACGCCAAGAAAGAGGAGATGTACGCCGCTTTCAAAGCAGAATGCCGCTTGGATTTGCAGGGGATTCTTGGTGTCGCGTCAGATCAGATCAAGAGTCCAGTAGCCGATCTTGCAGACGCATACTACATCTGCAAGTATGGGCATCACTTGGCTTTCAAGTCTTGACTAGACACAACTGCATCGGTGTTGTCGTCTGACAACCACTTCTCTGCCCATAGTTTCCACTCAACTAACTCTTGCTCAGTCATGTTTGACTTGCCATCAGACTCAATGAGTTTGGTTCTAGTATCCATACTGTTCTCCTTATACCTTTACACTTGATGAGAAGAAATCCCCTTGCTCGGGGAATGCACCCTTGTACCAAACCTTACTGTCTGGTAGCGCGGTGGGTAGAGAGTCGCGTGTCAGTTCTAGTCGCATCCTGTAACCAGTTCCTAGCGTTAGATGATGCCTGATTGCGCTGATAATGTACTTACCACTCATGTACTTATCCATCCAATCTACGAATGGATTGAGTTTTTCTTCAAACGATGGAACAGTTAGTTTGATGACTTGACCAATTCTAATCTTAGAGTTGCCTGGAAGAGTGAACTGTAGTCGCGCACCTTCGATCTGCTGCATCTGTGCGTTGCGCTTCAACACCCATTCCTGATACTTGTCATTGTCAGCATATTGGTTCTCATTGCCATACATCCACTTATGCTTTGGATAGTACTTGAAGTAACTCAGCGGATGTGGACTCAGATTATCGTTGCCTGCTGCTACCAATGGATTCTTCTCTATGTGATCCGCCTTGAAGAACTCTTGATTGTAGGCGTAGTCGATGCATCCCCATTGCTTCCGCACGATATCGTGGAACAGAAGTCTAGACGCATAGAAGCCATTCTCTATGTTCTTCATGGTGTTGTGATACTCCATCATCAAGAACTCTCTTACAGTTCTGTATTCCTTGATGAGATCGCGGCCGGATGGAACTCCATCTTGTTCTTCTCGTGCTTGCGGGAAGTACTCATACTCTCCGATTGGTTGTTGCTTTGCTAGTTCCGCAAAGGACTTCATCTTGAATCCTTCTAGGTCTTCATAGAAGATGAAGTTGCAGTTCTCTTTGTTGTCTGCGTCAACTGCTCTGGCAGTTAGCCAGTTGATTGCAGATAGAGGACTCCAGTATGGAATGATAAACTTGTGGCGGAACATGGTCTTGCTAAGATCAAGACTCTTCTTGCTATTGCCAGTGTAGTCCATTTTGAGATAGTCTGTGTAGATGTTCTTGATGATCTCATCTACTCTACCCTCATAGGCTTTGCTAACCTTTGTTTGCTGACTCTTGACAAACTCTTCAGATACAAAGTGAAGGGTGTATCGCAAAGACTTGTCATTTGCGCGTGGTTCGCGTTCGCTGATCTTGTAGACTCTGAATGTTCTAGTGACCGCTGTGCTTCCGTACAGTCCTTCAAAGAATGGAGTCTTGAAACTGATTTCTAGTTTCTCTCTACCACATAGACTGAAGTGATAGATTAGATTCATCGAGTCTATGATGGTAACTTGTCCGCTCAGACAGTTGGTGTACATATCCTCGAAAATCTCTATCTCATCCCACATCTTAGTGATGTCTTGCTCATTGCCGCTGGCATATGAGAGGAGTTTTAGACTCAGGATATCAAAGTGATTGGTGGTATTGCTCATGCTCAGAACTCTTCATTCAGTATTTGCTCGAATCGGTTTGCTATCTCTCCCACGATCTCTGGCTCTGGCAGTCTGATCTTTCTACGCTCTTCGTTGATCTGTGTTTCGTATTCGTAGTTCGTTACTGCACGGATAGTTTGTGCCTCTGTGCTGTTTGCAAAGTAAGCACCGAGCAATGTCTGAGAGAACGGTAGGGTTGAGAATCGTCCGTAGTCATCGAATGTGGAAGTCTGTTGCACTTCCACTCCCTGCTGTATCAGGTTGTTGTACGATGCTAATGGTGCAAGAGGATTCCCCAAGTCATCCTCAAAGTGGTGTACTGCTTCTGTGTTGAGTTGGATGCGACGAATGATTCCGCTTGCCGTTGCTTGCGCCGATCCAGTAATGGCAAATGCAACAATCTCGTTGTCTTGAAATGATCCAACCTGATCCACCACGATAGCCTTGTTCATTGTTCGATCCCAACAGGTAATGTATCCGCGCTTGCTTGTGTTCAGCGCAGTACCAGTAACACCAAACACATGGTATCCTTCTGTAACCTTGTGATCTCTACGCTTTCGCACAGATGGGATTGGACTCTGATGCACGGGATGCATCTCAAGCAGAAATGCGTTGCCTGGATACTTGTTCGTGCAGTAGCGCAAGAACTCGTGGTAAGGCATAGGCCATTCGTAGTATGGATTGTGTATCTCGTTGAACAGCAGGATCACCCAATGCAGTTCCGAATCTCCATACAATTTGTGAGCGATGGTGTCTGGGCGATCTGTGTCTTTCAGAGTGTACTCGCCATACAGAGAACCTTCCACCGCTTTCGAGTTGATGCGAACTCTGCGAAGGATATCGACTGCAATCTGATATTGCTTGTTGCCCTTGACATCGTAGTAGAGATTTGGAAACTTGTCGAAGTAACCCATTAGAAGCCCTTCTCGATATGTCCTCTGTGTAGAGGTTCGACTTCTTGGAATCCCATTGAGATGGTGATATAGGATGGAGCGCCATCTTCAAACGACACAAACCCATTCTCATCTCCATAGGTAACATCGAACTTGTTGCATACAAGTCTGCGTAGTTTCGGAATGTATGGGTTCTCTTTGCCGTTGATGAAGAACTGTATCTCCCATTCGGAGGGAACCTTGAAACTGGTTGCACCGTCCAATGATGGATGAGAGTGCCAGCGACAGGTCTTGATGATTTGGTATACAGTATCAGTCTCTTCTGCGCTCTTGGGAGCAAAGATGTATTCAAAGGTAAAGGAGCGTTCCTTGATCTCTTTGAACGACACTTCTTTGTTTGGATTCTTGGCTTTACCCTGCTTCAATAGTCTGCTTTGCTCTCCACCTGGCGTGAAGAAGTCTCCAACTCCCTGCAAAGCGCCCTTCAGCATACCAGAGAAGATTCCACCCCATCCTCTGCGCTCTGACTCTACCATCTCGTACTCAGCACCCATACTGACCTCGACTGCGCCAGGGATATAGAGTGCAATGCTTTCTTGTGGTGATCGTGCTACTTGTCCTGCAAGTCTGGTACTTGCAACAAAGGATTCATTGCTTTGCTTCTTGCGCTCATTGAATCCTGCCAGATCAAACAGATTTCCTGCTGCATTCACGATGGAGCCTGGGGTTCCACCCAATCCCGCTGAGATCACACCGAACAGGTTTCCCTTTTTGCTTGATGCCTTTACCGTGGTCTTGAACTCCATAGGAGCATCCGAGTACGCGGTGAGCAGGATGAAGTTCTGCATGACTTCGGTTCCAACCTCAGAGGGATACTGCATGGTTGCAATGGTTCCCGCCGGAGTTTCCACCCGCTCCAGTTTGGCAAATATACTGTTGTTCAGACCGTCATTCAGCAGTCTTCCGCGATTGTTGTTGTCTGGCATTTGATCTCCTACCCTACATAGGTATGTATGGCATACAAGGGAAAGTACACACCAACCAATACTTCCAAGTACCGTGGAGACTCCACGAACATCATCTATCGCAGTCTATTAGAGCGCAGATTCATGGTGTACTGTGACACGAATGCTACCGTCAAATGGTGGGCATCCGAGGAACTGTACATTCCTTATGTATCCCCGATAGATGGCAAGTGGCATAGATACTTCGTTGATTTCGTTATCGGCATCGCAGATGCCAGCGGTGTAGAACAGACCATCATGGTGGAGATCAAGCCGTACCGACAATGCAAAGCACCGAAGGTACGGATATTCGAGGGCAAGGTGGATCGTCGCAAGCGTGACTACCGAGACTATGTGCGAAGCGTGAAGGATTGGGGCATCAACTCTGCCAAGTGGGCAGCAGCAAACCAGTACTGCAAAGAGAGGGGTTGGGTGTTCAAGATCATCACGGACAAGGACCTGAAACCATAATGGCAAAGAAGCAAGACATCTACGAACGCCTGTATAGCGAATACACCGATGCTCTAAAGAAAGACAAGAGCATTGAGGCTGCGATGATTTGGTTCTACCGAGAGATCAGAAGCCTATACGGAACCACCAGTAAGTCTGTGATCCCATTTGCTTCTGCAATGGAGGGAACTACAAAGATCGCCCCCGAAGACATTGGATTTGGAAGACTGTATCTGTTTGAGTACCGAGCAAGCAAGACAGAAGAGTACTATGATCGGTTTCCAATGGTGCTTCCGTTTACCATCAAGAGTGACCATATCGTTGGATTCAATCTGCACTACTTACCGCTGAGATACAGACTGATTGCCATAGCAGATATGCTGTACAAAGCAGAGCCAACCTTTCCTCCAAAGAACAATCGCATAACTAAACTTGATTACGACTACATCAATGGAACCACATTGAACTTCATGCGTGTTGCTGTACGAACTTACAAACTCAGGCGCATTCGATCTGCTGTTGGTGAAATTCCAAGCAACGGTTGGATCACAGCATCTTTGCTTCCTGTTGCTCAGTACAGGGGAACAATCAGAACGCAAAATGCTGTGAATACCGAGATGCTGAAACAAATCAAAGACCTGTAAAGGAGACACCATGCGAATCGACAAGTTCATGGCAGCCATATCAAAGGTACAACCGTTGGACGCAACCCGTTGGGGTCTGTTCATCGGAAGACCAGGCATTGATAATGAGCGACTGAATCTCACAGTTCGCAATGTGTCTGTTCCTGGCAGAAAGATTGCAGGAAATGACTTTGCAGCGGGATTGAAGAGAAC